CGGAGCTCAAAGCCCTGTTTCGTCCCATATCAACGAAGGTTATGAAAAGCACCGTCACCGTCAAGGTCGGCCGCGGCGTCGATACATGGCGGAACCAGTTGTATGAGACCTATCAAGTGGAGAAGGTGTTTATGCAGCCCAGTACGCAGATCGTTAAATCCGTCACCAATACCGAGCGCCAGCTTCAGGGTACCCTGTTTGTGGACGCCAGGCGTTCCCGTCCTGCTCTGGACTGGAAAGCCCTCTTTCAGGCGGCGCAGGACGCCGGGGGCGATATGCGGGTGACTCTCCGGGGCATCCAGTACACCGTCCTCTCCGTCAGTGAGTACCGGGACTTTGCCGATAAGTTCCATCACTGGGAAATCGGGGTGGCGTAAATGGCTGCAAATTGTAAGGTCACGATCCATATAAACGTGCATCAGGTCAGCGCCCGGGTGGGAAAAGCCTGGCGTGACGCCTCCCCCTTCGTCACCCATCAGGTGCTTGATGACTGCAACCGCTACTGTAAAGAGGACACCGGCGCCCTGATCGCGTCCAGCTACATGCAGTCGGACCTGGACAAGGGCATCATCCGCTGGCGTGCGCCCTATGCAAAACGCCAGTATTGGCTCAAGACGGCCCGCACGGATAAGAACCCCCACGCCATGTGGAAGTGGGCGGAGTATGCCAAGAAACGTCACGGCAAGGAATGGGTGCGCCTGGCCAATGCCGAGTTCAAGGCGAAACTGAGGGAGGGAAGACGCTGATGCCTGTATTGGACGAAGCTCTGGAAGCGGTCATTCAACTGCTTAACGACCTGGGCCTGTTTTCCACTGTCCTCCTGGGTCCTCTCACCCCCCAGCCCGGGATCGCCGTGAACATGGGGCCGACCGCGCCGGAAAGCGTTTATCTGGACAAGAACGCCTATATCCCTATGGACGCCACCATCAACGCCCGTCATCCGGATTTGCGGCTTCTTTCCAACACCATGAACACGATCCACTCCTCCCTGACCCGGAGAAAAACATATCCGTCCGGAGACGGCTGGCAGATCGTGGACATCACCACCCAGACCCTTCCGCAGGTCATCGGGCGGGAGCCGAATAACGATTGGCTGATGGCGTCCGCCTTATCGGTCAAAGTGTATCAGTACGCGGATTAAACGAGATTACGGAGGTAATTGATTTATGGCTGATGTTTTCAATCCAGTATGGGTAAATGAGCTGTACATCGGTACTGCCACCAGCGGTTCCGGTGTCAGCGCCACCATTACCTATTCCAAGCTCTGCAAGGGCATTGAATCCATGGAGTTCAACGCCAACGAGCAGAACAAGCAGTTCTTCTTCCTCTGCGGCGAGGGCTTCGCTCACAACGAGACTACCGGCGCCGCGCCCGAACTGACCGTTTCCGGCCGCCGTGTGGTCGGGGACGCCGCGCAGGACTTCCTGGTCGAAAAGCAGTTCGCCCTGGGTCCGGACCGGATCGTTCCCGTCAAGATCATCGCCGAGGGTAAGCAGATCGAGTGCAACGCCGCCGTTGGCAACCTCAAGTCCTTCGGCGGTCAGACCCTGGACATCAACGCATTCGGCTGCACCCTGCGCTTCAACGGCAAGCCCACTGTGACGGACGTAACCCCTTAACCGAGGCGTTATTGGGGCTCACGATAACGCCGGGGACGGTACTCGAGCCGGCATTTTCTCCGGGCGTTTATAACTATTATGCTATATGGGATATGTTCAACGAGGACATTGACGATAACGGCGGGGTGACTGTGAAAGGGATACCGGTCGCCGGCATTACCGCCGAAATCTTCCTCGATAACCTGGTGACTGGAACAACGACAAAAATTACCAACGGTTCCACCTTCGAGACTGGTACTTATAATCTAAGAATCCATTGTACCGACGGCGAGAAAGAGTGCGAGTATAAAGTGAGGACTATGATCGCTGATCCAGGAGGCACACCGAGATCATAATTAAAGCCGGGGGGCGTAACTGGCTCTCCGACAACACAGAAACCACAAAAGTAACCAGAATCACCTTTAGCCGAGTGAGCGCATAACCTAAGCCGGGGGCAAAACGCCCCCGGCTGTCTTTCCATTTTATACCGCATAGGAGGCCATACATGTATAAGATTTCATTGGGCGCCCGTGTCCGGGACCGCGTGATGTTTGAGGAAAACGGCAGGAATATCCGCCTGACTGTCAGCGGGGACGCCTTCAAAATGGTGGACGCACTGAATGAAGCCAAAGTGCAGATGACCGGCGTGGACAGTGGTTCGGACGAGCAGGTCCGCCAGCGGGCGGCCCTGGCCTTTGCCACCGCCATCTTCGGTCATGCCCAGGCCAAACGTCTTCTGGACTTTTATGAAGGGGACAGCGCCAGCGTTGTCGCCGCCTGCGGCAAGTATTTCAGGGAGCGCCTTGCCCGGAAGATCGCGGATGTTCAGAAGCAGGCAGGATGAAGCTTCAGGAACACTTGCCGGACCGGATCGTGGTCGGGAAGCGCTCCTACCGGGTCGATCTGGATTTCCGCCGCGTCCTTTCCATGATGGAAATCATGGACCGGGACGACCTGATGCCGGAGGCCAGGGATTATCTGGCCCTTCGCTGTGTGATGAAACGCCCGCCGAAAGACGCTTCGGCTGCGATGAATATTCTGCGCTCTTTGCTCTTTGACCGGGGCCGCCGCAAGGCCCGCTCCGGGGACGAGGGCAGCCGTCCAAAGCTGACGGATTTTGTTCAGGACGCGGACCTGATCCGCTCCGCTTTCCGTCAGGTGTACGGCATCGACCTGTACCGGGACCGTCTGCACTGGCTGGAATTTACGGAGCTTCTGCACGGTCTCCCGGAAGGAAACCGCTATACGGAAGTCATCGGCATCCGGGCCAAGCCAATGCCCGCGCCGACCAAGTATAACGAGGCGGAGCGTCAGAACCTCGCTCAGGCCAAACGCCTCTACGCCCTGGAGCTGGACGATCAGGAAAGCGCCGTACAGATCGACAGGGCCCTGACCTCTCTCGCTTCAGTATTGATCAGCCTCTCCGACCAAAAAGGTGGTGAAACACAATGAGCATGATGCCGGGCGGGCCGCATGACGGCGATGTCGTATTTGGCGTCAGCGCCGATGACCGGGACCTGGACAGAAGCATAAAGCGGGTCACGGAGTCCATCGAAACCGAAAGCAAAAAGTGGGTCCAGGCGGGCAACAGCGGGGCGAACGCCCTGACCGGCGCCTTTGAGTCCCTGTTCAAGAAGATCGCCGCCGGCTTTACCGCCCACAAGATCGGCCAGGCCGTCCTGGACTTCGGCAAACAGGCGGTTTCCGCCGCTACCGAACTGCAGAACGCCCAGAAATCCCTGGACGCCACCTTCGGACGGTCCGGGGCCGTGGAGCAGTGGGCTTCGGACGCTGCCGAGAATTTCGGCCTTACCGAGGCCAAGGCGAAAAGCTGTCTGTCCGAGATGGGCAACCTTCTCAACTCCGCCGGGATCGCCGGGGACGCTCTCGCCGATATGTCCACGGACCTGACCGGCCTGGCTGCCGACATGGCCGAGTTCTACGGCACCGACTTTGAATCCGCTTTCCAGCGCATCAAGCAGGGTGTCAACGGCATGACCGAACCGCTCAAGCAGTTCGGGATCAACATGTCAAAGGCAAATTTGGAAGCCTTCGCCCTGTCCAAGGGCGTTACCAAGACCTTCGACGAAATGAGCCAGGGCGAGCAGACCATGCTCCGCTACCAGTACCTCCTTCAGGAAACGGCGGACGCTCAGGGAGCCTTCGCCGCATCGTCGGATGACTATACCGCCGGTCTGGCCAAGCTGGAAGCCGGCATGGCCAATCTGACCGCCAGCATTGGCGCCCTCCTCGTTCCCGCCCTGAGCAGCGCCGTGGACTGGCTGAACACTCTCTTTGATAAGCTCACGTCTAAGCCCCAGCGCACCGTTCTGGACGATTTCGAGGACATCGAGGTCGATAAGAACAACCAGCTCGGCAAGATTGAGGAAAAATATCAGAAGGCCCAGGACCTGATCGCCATCCTTCAGTCCCTGGCTGACGCCGAGGTCAAGGAAAACCCGGGCCTGGTCAGCTTTGTGACCACCCTGGACGGAAAGCTGGATGATCTGGACGGGGCCATCCAACTGGCAAAACAGGGCGATTACAAAGGCACGCTCAGAGAAATCGCAAATTCTCTGGAACTGAAAACCGGCGTAAGCTCTGTCAAATGGAGCACCCTGCTCGAAGCCATCGGGAACAAGCTGCCTGCCGCTTCCAAGGCCGCCGGGGATGATGCCGGCGAAGGCGGAAGCAAGACCGCCGCTTTCCTGAAAGCCGCAGGCGACGCCGCCGCTGAACTCGGGCCGGAATATGCCGGTTATTGGGATGAGTTCCTGAACGTTTTAGGCGAGGAAGCCGCTGGCAACGCCCTGATTCACCTGGCCGCCGGCAAGGCCGCTGCGGACGCTCTGGGTTCTTTGGGCCTGAACGCAAACTCCCTGCAATGGGGAACCGGCACCAAGTGGGCCGCCCTGATGGCGACCCTGAACACCATTGAGCCGACCAAGGGCCTGTTCGGTTCGGACGCGGCTACGGCGGCGGAAAACATCAAAAATATTGCCGACGGCCTTTCGTCCAATGACCCGTCCAAGATGTCCGACGCCTGGGACACCATGCTCGGCATCCTGTCGGAAAACGCCGAAGGCCTGTCCGTCCTCACCGGTAAATCGCCGGAAGATACGAAAAAATGGCTGGAAGATTTGGCCGCCGCCGCTGAGAAGATCGATCCCAACGACGCCGTGGCTTGGCAGAACCTCTTCGGCGCCCTGTTGGACGGCCTGCCCGGTCTGGCGGACACGGAGCTGGGTGCGTCCCTGCTGCTGCAGCTGGGCCAGCTGAAAACCACCACCAACGGCCTGTACGCCTCCTCCTATAAAAACTGGGAAAACCTCCTGAACACCCTGAATAAAGACGCAAATGTGTCGGGAGGCCTCTTTGGGGAAGGCGCTTCCCAGAAAATCACCGATTTTGCCGATGCTCTGGCAAACGGCAAACCATCTGAGAAAAAGGCCGCCTGGGAGGAACTGCTGGGCGTCTTCTCCGCCCATAAGGATGACATCGCCACCTTCACCGGCCAGTCCGTGGCGGACGTGGAGAAATGGCTGGAAGAACTGAATAAAGCGACCCCGGAGATTGGGGACAACCTCAAAGAATGGGATGAGCTATTTTCATCCCTTGTCGGCCACCTGTCCGGTTCCTCCGGGGCCAATCCTATTGACAATACCTTCCTTTCCAACATGGAGACGGTCGCCTCGAAGTCCAACCTTTTGAACGCGGGCAGCGGGGACAACTGGACCAGCCTCCTGAACGCCCTGAATAACGCGGACGCCACCAAGGGCATCTTCGGCACGGACGCCGGCACGAAGATTTCTGAAATGGCGACCGCCCTGACCTCGACCGACCCCAGCGTCAAGAAGCAGGCCTGGGAAGACATCCTGGGTGTCCTTTCCAAAAACGCCGAGGGCGTTTCCAAGCTCACCGGTAAGCCCGTCGGCGAGATCACGAAATACTTTGAGGACCTGGCCAAGGCCATTCCCGAAACCGGCGACAACCTGAACGCCTGGAATCAGCTGTTCACAGACCTGGTCGGACATCTCGGAAACTTTCAGGGCGATACAGGCCTGACGGATGATTTTATTGCCGACCTGGAAAAGATCAAGTCCACCCTCAGCGCGGACGGAGCCAGCGGGAGCCAGGATTTCTTCGCCCTCCTGATGAGGGGCTTCAGTCTATTGGAATACTCCGCTGTGGACGCGGAGGAAGCCCTGAAGACCCTTGGGGTTAATACAGACGGCGTAGCTGATAAGAACGCTCTCTGGCTCCGTACCTGTAAGGAACTGGTGGACACCATCCCCGGCCTGAACTCCATCATCAATGCGGAAACCGGCGAGATCAAGGGCAGCGTCGATGCGGTCAAGGTCTGGGTGGATGAATGGAAGAAGGGCCAGGAAGCGGTAGCTGCCTGGAACGAGTATTTCCAACGTCAAGCTGCTCTGGAACAACATCGTTCCACGGAACACAGCCTTGAGATGGACGTATTAACCGTCCAGTCAAGGATCGAACGTTTGCAGCGGCAATATGACAGTCTCGGTGGGAAGGAAGCCTTTGATAAATATTGGTATACCAGCAAAGGCTGGGGTGGCAAAGAATCATACATTGCGTGGGACGATCCGACCGATCAGGCAAAAGAAATCCTGTCCGTTTACCAGGATCTAAAAACAGCTCAGGACAATCTTACGGAATCCCAGGCAAAATATAACAAAGAAGTAGAAGACAACGCGGCAGGGGCTCAAAGCCAGATCGACCTGAAGAACGCTCTGATCGAAAAATACGGTGAAGAGGCTTATGAAGCGGCAATGGCCGCTCAAAATACCAATAACGCCTCCGCCTCCACTGCCGAGCTTGCCGCCCAGGAAAAGGAATTGCAGGACGCCCTCGCCAAGACCACCAGCGCCTTGCAGGAAGTAGAGAACTATTACAAAAAGGTCGCCGATACCATTGATTCCACCCTGAACCGGGTAGCCGGCGGCTTTACCAATGTCATGACCCCGGCGCAGAAAGCCAAGGCCGAAGTTGAATCCCTCGAAGCGGAAATTGACAAGCTCGAAAGGGAAAACGACGAGAAAAACAAAAACGGTTCCCGGATCGCCGATCTGACGAAGAAAAAAACCGACCTGAACGCCGAAGTCCCGACCGTTACCAACATGTTCGCCGCTCTGGTGTCCCAGACGACATATATGGACGATTACCTGAAAAAGCTGGATCAGGTAAAAAAATATGTCGGGGATGGCGGACAGAAGATTGACGGTTCCCTACTGGCCATGCTGGCGGACGGCAGCGCGGAAAGCCTGGACTATCTGAACGCTATCGTGGATGCCATCGGCGATAAGAACCTAAACAATGATAAAGTAAATGAGCTGATCGACGAATGGAACAAGGTCCAGGAGCAGAAGAAAAAGCTCGGCGAGACCCTGACCGACACCACCCTCTCCGTAGACGAGGAATTTAAGAAACTGACCGAAGCCGCGTCCAAGGCCATTGAGGAACTGAATCAGAAATCCAACGCTCAGAAGTCGATGGAAGATACCGTCCAGGGCATTGCGGACGGGATCACGGCTAAAACGGACGCTGTGAAAACAGCCGTCAACGGCCTGATCGCCCAGCTGGAAAGGCTGAATGAATATGGCAAGTTTGGCTACAGCAAAGGCCAGCTCACCTACGGCGGAGACGTTTCCGGTCTGTTAAGCCTGAAAGCAAGCCCTGAAGGGTCTTTTGCCACCGGCCTTGGCTACGTTCCCTACGACAACTACCTGGCCGCCCTGCACGAGGGCGAAGCCGTCCTGACCCGGGAGGAAGCGAAGCTATGGCGTACCTTCTCTGCCCGCGCCTCTGTCGCCCCCAACGCCGTTGACTATGATTCCCTCGGCGGCATCATTCGGGACAACAGCAAATCCGGCGGCGACGTCTATCTGAACGGTGAAAAAGTAGGCCGGATCATGTCTGCCGCCCAGGCGGATTCCTACCGCCGTCTGGAGCGAAGCGGTTACAGAGGTTAACCACATCAATCATGGAGGAAATCATCTCATGCTGTTTTTCAACGATGTTTCCATCTCGTCCTTTCCGGGCCTGATGGTCGAGGATATCCGGGTTTCCCCCATCCAGTATGCCCCGCTTGCCCGTCAGCGCCCCATCCGCTTCGGCGCGGAGTTTGTCCGCGTCTCCGGCGGCTCCCGGACGGTCGCCGTTACCTTCGCCGTCCTCGAGCAGGACCGGGAAGCCCGCGCCATGCTCCTCATGGATGTTCGGAAGTGGGCGCGGTCGGTCGATATCGGCAAGCTCCAGGTCACAGGCTACCCGGATATGCACCTGATGGCGGGCTGTACGGAGTTTTCCGAACACTCTTCCCGTCAGTGGTGGGAGGACAGCCTGAAGGTTGTTTTCACCGCCTATGAGCCATACTGGCTCAGTGACGATGAAAAATCCGTTCCATGCGGCACGGACATTCTGATCGCCGGCAGCGCCCCTCCTAAAATGCGGATCGTTCATACCTATGATTCTCAGGCGTCTGATCAGTCCTGGACGGACGGAACGGACACCATCACCCTGTCTTCCGTCCCAGCTGGGCGTCTCACCATTGATCTGGATCGGCAGACCATTGACGTGGACGGGCAGAGCGCTATGTCCGGCTTCACCTTCGGTTCCTCCTTCATCCGCCCGAAGATCGGGCAGATGAACATCTCCGGCGCGGGAACCGTCATCTGGCAGGAAAGGTGGGAATAGCGGATGCAGTTTATCTTCTTCGGCTCGGATGACAGGATTCTCTTCGCCCGCGATGACGCTGAGAGCGCTACCTGGCAGGAGGAAGAATACAGTCTCCAGGCCATGTTCCCATTCATCCCGGACAAGCGCATCCTGCGGGGCCAGCGTATCGGCTTCACGGACGAAACCGGCGTCTTCCAGGCCTTTGAAATCCGGAAGGTCCGCAACTACGAGCCGGATCATTATCAGGAGATCACCGCCGAGCATATCGCCGTGGCGGAGCTGACGGATGAGTTTGTCGATGCTGCCGAGTTTACCAACATCGCCCCTCAGGAGGCCCTGGCCTCCGTCCTGTCCGGAACCCAGTGGCAGGTGGGAACCGTTGCCGTGGGCGACATTCAGGCCCAGCAGACTGTCCGGGCGCAGATCGCCGCCTTCGCTCTGAACGGCAACGTGGACCTGACCCGCCGCCCCGTGGTCTATGCCGCCAAGATGAAGCTGGCCGGGTATACCGAGTTTGACGGCGATTACGCCACCCTCTACTCCCAGACCTATACCTGGGACACCGAACAGGGAACGACCCTCGCCACCCTTCTCATGACCCCCATCCGCCCGGACGGCACGGTATTAAGCCCGGAGCAGATGGACGATTACATGCTCGATCTCTACGAGGCCGCCGGGACCGTCTCCGGCCTCAAAGCGGCGGATCATGACGGCCTCATCATCCATATCCTCGAAGGGGAACAGATTTCCGCCATGGATGACGTGGCGGAGCAGGCCCACACCCTGTCCGAACGCTGGCAGTCCTGTATCGAGGCGGAGGCCTCCTCCGGGGACATCCAGAGAGGCAAGGTCTGGCCCGCCGTCTGTACCATCCGGGACAGCTGGAACGTCTATATCACCCCCCGCGTGGTCATGGGCGCCTCCGGCATCACCGGACGCTATCTGGACATCGAAACCTATGGCGGCGTGTATCGCGGCCTCTTCCTCTCCATCGACAAGAACGCTGACGAGATCGGCGTCACCGTGGACGATACCAACGTCGTTACTGCCATGTTCGGCTACGGGCGGAACGTGGAGGCCGGAAACGGCGAAGAAACCGCTCCCCTCACCCTGAGCCAGGCCGTCTGGACGGAGACGGCGGATCATCCCGCCAAGCCCCTTGGGCAGGACTATCTGGTCAACCCCGCCGCCCTGGAAGCCTACGGGCGCGGCCCTGCCGGGCAGAAGCGGAACCGCTGGGGCTTTTACCAGAACAGCAACATCGACGATCCTCAGATCCTCCTGCAAAAAACCTGGGAAGCCCTGAAGCAGGACAGCCAGCCCAACGTCACCGTCAACTGTGTCGTACAGGACCTCTACCGCCTGGGCTACCGGGACGTTCCCATGCGCCTGCACGACATGGCCATCGTGGAGCTTCGCCCCACCGGGGACCGCCTCATGCTGGAAATCGTCGGCCTTACCAAGGACCTGCTGAACCCCCAGGAAACCCGTCCCACCATCGGCAAGTATATCCCCAACATCATCTACATCAACCGCGAGACGAACGAGGGCCGCAGCTCCCGGACCGGCGGCTCCAAGGGCCAGACCGAGGAAGAATACGAGCGTGGCGAGTTTGAGACCGCCATCGACTACAACAAATACCAGATCGCCCTCCGCGCCACCCAGTTCGACCTGAAGGACCTGTCTTACCGCACCGCCCAGTCTCAGGCCCAGATCGACATCCAGCACAACTTCATCGACTCCATCGTCGGCGGCACCGGCATGACCCTGGACGCGAACGGCTACGCCGTCCGGGACGCCGACGGGAACCCGGTATTCAATGTCGGCACAACGCAGAACCTGTACACCCGCATCCTTCAGGAACGGGACCGGATCAGCAACATTGTTTCTTATGTAGGCGTGGACCTGAGCGGCTACACCGAATTTGATCCGAAGAAAGACTATCATCCCGGCGATCTTGTTCTCTATGACGGCAAGCCGTACATGTTCCTCGTCAGGCATACCGGCACGGAGAGCAATCCTCTTCCTTGGGACGCTTCCCATGCTCAGGCGGTCGATGTCTCCAGTCAGATCAAACAGAACACCAGCCGCATTGATCAGACGGACAGCCGGATCGCCTCTGTCATTACTCAGTCCGGCGTCGTAACCACCGTGTTTGATAAGAACGCCACCTATCGGAAAGGTGATCGTGTCCTTTATGACGGCCTTCCTTATGAGTTTACCGAAGCTCATACCGGCAATTGGACCGGGACGGACGCGAAGCGGATTGATACGCTTCAGACGCAGATTGAGCAAACCGCAGGCAGTGTTTCCATTGTAGCTGGAGACGTAAGCGAAATTGATGGGAAAGTCACCGCCATCGAAGGTTCCGGTCTTTGGACAGGCAGAGACAATATTGTCGCCGTCACCGGCAAGATGAAGGTGGTCGGCGATGATGTCGTCATTGTAAACGGCTCCGGTCTGAAAACCGAAATCGGCAACGCCACTTTCGGAATTTGGAACGAGAACAACCTGACTGCCGGGGTGCTGATCAAAAAGATCAACGGCGGCAATCCATCTGATCAGACGGATCAAACAACACAAGCCTATATTCTCGCCAGCAAGGTACAGTTGTCTGGAGGCCAAAGCGCCGTAACCCTCGATGATAAGGTCGTTATTGATACGAACGGCTATACCAAGATCAATGGTATGTTTATGGTTTCCGGCACTGGAACAAGCGCAAAACATGTTACAATCAATAACGGCAATATATCAGCAGGCGGCGGCATAGACATCAGTTCCGGTCAAAGCTTGAAGTTTATCGGATCAGGATCAGGAGAATATTACGGTTTTAATATTGGCGGCGGGACAAATACGACAGATATTAAAACGATTGTCACAGGCTTTGGAACCGTAACGCCAAATGCTGAAACTGGAGCAATAACAATTCCTTATAGCACTGTACGATATCCAACGGCCGGTAGCAATAACCAAAACATAAATTTTAATATTGCCGATATGGCTTTTTACAAAAACCATGTCGGCATAAGCAGTGTAGACCCTGGAAATTGGCAGTATGACAGCACCGAACACAAGTATTATAACCCGGTTGTTGCTACGGCGAAAGACAGCACTCAAGCCAATCCGGACACGATGACAGCTAACGTATTCATCCCCGACATATCGCTCACCCCGGTGCTTGGCCTGACTGATGTTGGAACGGTGAAAGCATGGGGGCCGTCCGTCAGCGGAACGGTATACTCAGCAGCAGCTGATTTGTCTCTTTATCTGAAAGAGAAAGACAATTATGTTTATCTCACAAAAACAAACAGCGAACCCGTTCCAGTTGGGCCAAACTCTAACGTAGTAGCCAGGAAGGAAATTCAAGGCGGAACAGTCACTTCCGGCACGATTACAGACATTCTCACGAGAGGCGATAAGGTTACTTACAATTCGACCTCGGAAATGATCCGGGTTCTTCTTCAGGCTACAGGTACGGACATCTCGAACGCTCCATTCGATGATTATGTTGAGCTTTCCGTATCTGCTACTGGTGTTTCGCTCAGTAAAGATGCTTTGTCTAACACATCCACAGACACCTACGGTCACACGTATGCGGGAAGATACTATATTCGGGGAAGCGGTGGGTTATTCAAAGTTCAGAACGTAAATACTATCACTGCCTCTGTAACAGCGCATAGACTTAACCTTGAGCTTTCAGCCCCGTATGCTACACCGTTTACATGGAACGCAACAGGTCATGAAAACAAGTACAGCTATACGGTAAAGTCAGGGTTGAAATCAAGCAGTGGTACGGATACGTTAGCGAACGTTTTGAGTTATGAGACACAGGTGCTTGAACTTGATCCATTCGACGCAATTCAGCACGGAAAAACCCTTGTTACGATTGACACCATCACTCTTGGAACTATTACGGCAAATTCTTCTACAAGAACTGCAACCGTTCGCACAACAGTTACTCTTGATAATGGTGAAACCAAAACCGCAAATGTCGATGTAAGCGCAATCTATCAGGCTGGTTTGGACGGTGGGCCTGCAATCTCAAGCGCACCGTTCATTGCAAGGCTTGTTGATACTGACAATGTGTTTATTAAGAATCGACAGAAAACTGTTAATGTATCAGCCATTTATCAGAAAGGCGTAAATGATGCTACCCCCGTAACGCCCAAATACTATATCACCACTGACGGCGATCCAATTATCATGTGGAAAGCAAGCCCAAGTGGGGATTATTCCAACTTTTGCGGATGGTTATATCCACGAACGGAGGTCACAGTTCTTGGTACATCCGGGTACTTTTATCAAGTTAGCTATGACGGCGTGACTGGATATATCGCTCAGGCCAGAGTGGAATATTCGACATCACCGACTTCATCAACTAACTATCCGGGCAAAACAGGATGGTCTACGTTCGCTGAAAATGGTTATACATATTACGCTAAAACGAACACAGCGAATGTAAATTTGAGAGAAGGCCCCAGCACATCTTATCCTATCATTTTGAAAATGCCTGCTGATGCACAGCTTTATTGCATGTATGATCCTGCTGACTTGCCGCCCGATAACCAATGGAACGATGTTGTTTATAAGGCAGCCACCCATAATCTCTATTTAGGTTCTGTTGATTGCAGTTATATCAACATGGAAGATGCCACCATCACTGTTACTGTGAATTGGCTCCGGCATAGTTCGGGTGATTACGGTAGCTCGATACCAACCTTTATGCTTCCGAACGGAGCAGAAACAAATATTACCAGTAACCCCGTAAGCGATACAAGCTATGTCAATACGCCCGTTTCCTCTGGTGTCAGTATTAACGATTTCTTTAATCCGACAAAAACAGGATTCTTTGGTCGTTATGAGTTAGCTGCTGTTGCGCTTACGGAAATGTATCATAAGGTTAATTTCACAGTATCGTATTCAGACGGCAGTCCGAGCCAGACTTACACTTGCGAATTTAAGAGCTATAAGAAAACTTCTTCGGCAGAATTCGATGTGGGTCAAACGGTATACGTCTACGCCAGCAATGGTGGATCGGTCATTGTACGAACTGTACCATCTGTGCCGTCCGGCACATATGGAAATCTTACTCCGCACACTCCGGTCACTATCGTTTCCGGGCCTGATAACGGCTATTATCAGATCAGGTATGCACAGACTGGCTATAACACTGTTACTGGTTATATCAATGCGGACTATCTGAGAAGTAGCGTACAGGGAAATAGCAACTACAACTACACCGGATGGGTGAAATCTGAGCCTGTCGAGCCGACCGTTACCTCCAGAACCATCAGTATTGTAGAGGTCATACATAATCGTAGCGTAACAACTACCACACCGATCTCGACAAGGTTTACGCTAAAATCGCCTTATACGACCAGCGGCGGCGGTTCTCTCTTGGTAGCCAATAGTCAAGCGAGAGTAGTTGACGTCTACAATAATCACGGCAGCGGATACACAAGATTGTCAAGCCTTACCGCATATTTTAGTCAAGTTACTCACAGTAGTAGCACTTATGACTACACGCTGGAACATTCCGTCATCTTCACAGTAACGACTAATTATTCCGATAATACCAGTACCAGCACAACTTATGTCGGAAAGATTTCAAGTAACAAAACTTAACGATTAATGGAGGTTTCCTATGAACAAATCCATCCACATCATCGAACGTATCGACAACGTCCTCAACATCCTCAATTCCCTGAAGCTATCCGGCTTTGATCAGTGGAACTCGGTTTGTGAGAGCATGAAGCAGCTCGCGTCCATTTCTCATGACGTGCAGAAGTACGAAAAGGAACACGAAAAGGATCAGAAACAGCCCGAAGAAGCGGAAGCGTAACCCTTCCGCCAGAAAGGAAGTGAGATGATTGGCAGACTTTTACTGCATCATCCGAAGGACTGTGAAGATTACCGAAGAAGCGCCGGTTGTGACGCTCAAACGTCCGCTTGCCTACGACAACGCCTATGCCCATGCCGTAGAGGTCGCCCTGATCAACGATGACGATACACCGGCTGACCTGACCGGAGCTGGTGTAGTCGCTACCATGCTCCGGGCGGACGGCAGAGGCGTTTCCCCTATCAACGGCACGATCACCGGGAACATCGCACAGGTCATCTTTCCCCCGGCCTGTTACGTTGTTCCTGGCAGGATCAAGCTAACCGTCAACCTTGCCAAGCCCACTTCCCCCGCCGGAGTGGATGCGTTCAGCGCAAGCACCGCTTATTCCAAGGGTGATCTCGTTGTCGTAAACGGTGTCGTGTACCGATTCACGGATGATCACCCGCAGGGAGAATGGACAGGCACAGACGCAACCCCGGATTCGACCGTCAGGACGATCCTCTGGGTGGAAGGACGGGCGGAGCGGAACACCAGCGATGTAATAGTCGATCCAGGCTCCTCCTATGGAATCACTGCCGCCATCGGGGAAGCGAACGCCGCCGCCGCTTCTGCGACACAGGCGGCTTCACTGGCTACACAGGCCGCGCAGGAGGCCACGGAAGCGGCTGATCATTCCGTCCAGTATAATTCTACCCAAACCCTGACAACGGCTCAGAAAGCCACCGCAAGGGCAAATATCGGTCTGACCTTTGCCGATGACGGTCAGGGAAACATTACCGTAGCGTAACGAACAGGAGGTGCGCGATGCTTACGTGGAACCACACTTATCACACAAAGTACAACAAATGGTATCGTGAGGGCGTATGTCTGTCATCTGATACGAAGCCGACGAACGATGGAAAGCTCGAAAATGGCTCCAAGCTGATGGAAATGGACACATCGAAGCTGTATCTCTATGACGAAAAGAACAAGACGTGGAGGGAGTGGTCTTAATGCCGTTTGACGCTACATCCTACATCATCGGTTACGAATCCGGCAAAGAGGCCGGGAAAAGCGATGTGGTCATCGAGGACGGTATTGTCTGTACCGATGACGGCAACGCCAACATCACCATTACGGCAGGAGGTAATTAACGATGGCGAATAAACCGCTAAAATCAATTAAGTTCCCCGGCTTGTCTGATACCTATACAGTTCCCGAGGTTGATTCCACCCTGACTGGCTCCGGCAAGGCCGCAGATGCGAAGGTTGTCGGGGATCAACTTGGGGATTTAAAGAGCGCCTTTGGATTTGTCGATGAAAATTTCGAAGTTGGATTTAACCAGTTTGATGGGCGGTATAACTCCGGCTACGCATGGGCAGAGAGCGGAGCGGCGACTAAAGTGGCGCAGCCCGGCTATGTATGTACCGAACTGATTCCGGCAGGGAACACAGGCCATCTCCGATTCCGTGCTAATCAACAGCCATATTCTATAGTAGTGTACAATTCGAACAAGGAATATGTGCGAAAATCGAATTACTATGCCTACGCTGTCGCCATCGAACAAGGGGGGTATGTTGGGTTTACATTCCAAGAGGCTAACTTTAATGCCGACACGTTGATGGTGGCGTATACAGATGAAACGAGCGGCGCAACGACTGATAAATGGGATACATTGTTTCCTGGCATTGGATATGTGCCATACGAACTAACACCAAAGTTAGCAAACAATGTTGAATCGGTTAATAATTTGGCACTCACAGCATACCCGGATTATTTCACCAATTCTAAAATGGCTAACACTGTATATGCCGATTGCGACACTATCCCGCCTCAGACTATAGTATTATATTCCGGCGCTACGAACCTGAGCCATAGGCCATCAGGCTTCACGGACGGTTATATAGTTACGCTGAATTATAAAGGTACATCCAACGGCGGTAACGAGAACTTCTCTGTCCAATACGCTCACGCCTGTGGAGATGGGCAAAATACTATTTGGTATCGTTCGAAATATGCGACGTGGACAGATTGGGCTACGGTCACAACTGAAAGCGCTATAATTACTAATGCGTATCGTGGCCTTAAAAATTATACCGTATTGGGTGACAGCATATCTGTTGGACTGAGCTATACCAGCATGTCCCAGTATCATCAGGTAAAATCGTGGGCAACCATCATGGCTGATAGCATGAATGTCACTGCTGACATATATGCTGAAGGCGGCAGGACTACGGCGCAGATGCTTGCCGCATCAAATTATGCTGATGCTGTAGCTAATGCCAACGGAAATCAGTTTGCAGTTATTGCCCTCGGAATCAATGATATGAATAAAAGCGTTGATTCTACCACGTTTAAGGCAAATTATACACAACTCGTTAATGATATGTTGACACACCATGATTTTGTTCTTTGCTTAACAATTCCAGAAGGATTGCAAGGGGCCGGACGTTCAGCATATAACAATGATATAGCTGACGTTGCCGGGGCTATCACTAATGCGTTTGTTGTGGATGTCAATGCTTATAGCGGTCAGATAGCCCCGCTGTGCTATTTGGGGCACATGAGCAGTATAGGCTATGCGGCTCTCGCATCATTTGTTGCAAGAGCCATTGATGATGTGGTTGCACGTAATGATTATTTCTTGCACGGCATTGTTGATGAATAAATAAGAGTTTAAGCGGTGGCGGAATAGGTAGACGCTCAACTCTACAAAAGATCATCAGACAGCCCGTGTAGAGATATTCGCCGATTGGATGGTCATGTGAGGTGCAAATCCTCACCCGCTTAACTTAAATAGGAGTTTATGGATGATGGGCCGGGAGTGATCATACCGGGGCAACCTGCCACCTGAAGATGCATAGTGCAGACCCATCACCATAACTTAAATAACACTTTTACACACTACTACACACTATAACGCAAAGAAGAAAGGGGCTACCAGCCCCGATGCTCAGTAGCCCCGCTTCTTCAAAAATTCGTCAAGTGCTTTCTGGATTGTCCATGAGCGAGGACGTTCTTCCTCTTGCATGAACTTCTTCAGACGCTCATTGATCGAAGGTGGTAGGCTGATGTTGTGACGGACATATCCTTCCTCTTCGATCCCTCTGAGCGATCTGCCACCATTGATACCCACGGTGACACCTCCTAAATTGTGATAGTACATCATAGCCACTTAAAGTGGGTTTTGTCAATGGCGAACGAAAGTCACTGATAGCACAGCATAATTATCATAAGGCAACTTTGCTCTAACACTTTAAGTAAGTAATGGTCATACCTATCGGAAATACGCCTGACGGAGGAAAAAGAGATGTCCGATATTTCCTACTGTACCGCCGATTGCGAAAACCTCGACTGCCCGAGAAACAAGGCCCGAATTCCCCCGGACGATATGGGCTACCACTCCTGGATCGCCCGGGAGGACGTGCCGGACTGCCCCAAGGATCGGAGGACGGAACAATGATGATCAAGCTGCAACTGACCCGGCAGGAAAACCTCGATTATTTCAACGTGAAAGCCGGAACCGTTGCTTCGGTGGACTTTGAAACCTACGTCGCCGCCGTCGTTGCCTCTGAGGTGGGAAACTCCAGCCTTGAGGTATGCAAGGCCCAGGCGGTCGCCGCCAGAACCTTCGCCGTCTCCAAGGGCGTTCTGTCCGGCAAGACCATCACGGACACGTCCTCCAAGGATCAGGCATACCGGGCGGCCCGCCTCGGCTCCGGCCTCTATCCTAACGCCGAACAGGGAGCCAAGGCCACCGCCGGGCAGATTCTCACGTACAACGGCCAGCCTATCAACGCCGTGTACAGCGCCAGCAACGGAGGCCGGACGGTATCGTCTCAAGAGCGCTGGGACGGGGTCCGGCCCTACCTGATCGCCCAGGATGACCCATGGGATAACGCGGAGAAGCGCACGGGCCACGGGGTGGGGATGTCTCAGCGGGGGGCCAAGGCGATGGCCGCTGCCGGGAAGGATTACCGGGAAATCCTCGCTTTCTATTATCCCGGAACAGCACTGACAGCCATTGAAGAGAAAGGGGATGATCAGAAGATGGTGACCGCCAAGCAGTTTATCGAACAGGTCAAAATCCCGCTGAATGAGGGCTGGGGCTACATTTACGGGACCTGGGGCAGCCTGTGGACGAAGGAAAAGCAGCAGGCAGCGACCAGGGAGATGACCATCAAGTACGGGTCCCGCTGGATCGGAAAGATGGTCACGGACTGCTCCGGCCTGGTCCGCTGGGCCCTGAAACAGTTGGGCGTGGATGTGGTACATCACGCCACGTACCTTTATACAGACTGGTGCAGGGCAAAAGGCCAGCTCCAGAACGGCCGGCGGACGGATGGGCAGCCCCTCAAGCCCGGCTCCCTGGTATTCCTGAAGGGAGCAGAGGCAAAAATACATCACGTCGGGGTGTATGTCGGTGAAGGCATCGTCATCGAGGCGAAGGGAACACAAGCCGGGGTCATCACGTCCGGCCTTGAAAAATGGGATCATTGGGGAGAACTGAAAGTGGTTGACTACACCAACGGAGAAATCGTCCTGCCCTCTGACGCGGAGGCGAAAGCTGCGGTCCGGGCGGAGGTCACGAACCCCGGCAAATGGCTGAACCTGAGAGCAAGGCCAGATTCTGACAGCCAGCGGATCGCTACCATCGACCCCGGAACCATCGTGGACATCCTGACGGAAGATCAAGGCTGGTATCAGATCAGGACCGGCGGACGGATCGGCTGGGTGGATGGCAAGTACCTGACGATTCTGTCCCAGGAGGAAGAACCCCCGGAGGAAGCCCAGGAAATGGCCCCGGAGGAAGTCCCCGTGGAAGTCCGGTCCTCTGTCATCACCGACCTTGAAACCATCCTGACGGGCCTGTCTGACCTGGAAAACCTGGTCGCCGATGTACTAAGGAGGTTATAACATGCCGGTATGGGTCATCTGTGTTATCGGTGTAGTCTGCGCCGCTTTCGTCGAATGGCTGATCCTTTTGGGGAAAAATCGTCGGCCATGATCAATTCGCCGTGTAAAGGCTGTGAACGGCGGACAGTCAAGCCCAACTGTCACGCCACATGCCAGGATTACAAGGACTTTGTCATCAAACGGCAAGAATATCTTGCAGCCAAAAGGAAGGACAACGTTATCTGTGAATATATCGACCAACTAAAACGGAAAAGGTGATGCCATATGGACAAGATAACCCCGGATATGTGGAATACGTTTCTGATCGTCGCGGCCGCCCTGGTCGCTTTCGCCCTCGCGTGCTTCGCCTTGGTGGACAGGATCAAAAAAGCCCACGAGCCAAAGGATAGGTTGGCTCAGTGGCAGCAGGAAACGGACGATAAGCTCCAGAACGACAAAAAGCGCCTGGATTCCCTGGAAAAAGGGCAAGGCGTGATGTTAAGGGGCATCAATGCGATCATCAGCCACGAAATCAACGGAAACTCAACCGAAAAGCTGACAAAAAGCCAACAGGAAATCATGGACTATCTGATCAACAGATGAAAGGAGAATGAAATAATATGATTAACTGGAAAGTACGTCTTAACAACCCCAATTTCTGGCTGGCTATCATTCCAGCCGTACTGCTTGCCGTACAGTTGATCCTCGACCTCTTCGGGGTTACGATGGATTTCGGCGAGCTGGGAAATAAGCTCAAGGCCATCGTCAACGCTGTGTTTACCGTCCTGTCCATCATCGGCGTCACCAACGACCCGACCACCGCCGGCCTCAAGGACAGCTTGAGAGCCATGACCTACCAGGAACCTTATCAGGATTGATCAAGATTGATTTTCTACTCCCCCGCTTCGGCGGGGGGTTTTTTTAATTGTTGTTTTTGTTCCGGTCGATCAGCTCAAATGCTACGGAATCCCTAAATGTACTCTATGGGGTCAAAACCCACTGACATTTCAAGGGAAATACGACATAATAAATATGCAGGTGGGGCGAAAAGCCCGTTAGAAAGGAGGGAGGAAAATGAGCGAAATGCCCACCAATACGGAGTACATTTTGCGGATGATCCTGGAGCTGATCGACAAGTGCTCCAGCCTTGAAGAACTCCGGGCGTCCGTCAAAAAAGTGCTCGAAGACGCAGGATAACAAAAAGGGCCAGCGCCCAAACCGCTGACCCAACCCCTCTCGTTCAAGGGAGCGCGGGGAACCTGCCCCCGCCTCCCAAATCGTACCATATGGCAGGCGGAAAGTCAAGATTCAGCCCCAGGCCGCAACGGACGGCGTATGCTGCCGAACAGGCGATAGCGGCGCGGGTGCCCCTGGGGCTGGAATTCGACAGAAAATCATAGAAGGTGGAGGCCTTTCCGCCTTCTATCCGTTACAACACAATGAATTTATCTTTTCAACACTTTTAAAGGCTTCTGCGGCCGCCCTGCAGCTTTCGGTTGAGCAATTCCTTACCCGAACCATAGGGGGCGCAGAATGGCCGAAAATGGAGGAAATGAAGATGCAGTATTCTATTAAGCTGCTGCCGAGCGGCAAAACTGAAAAAGTGGAGAACACAAAGAATCTTTCCATGGCGGATTTCATTTGCGAACATGTGGGCTGTGATATTTTTGAGAAGGTCAACGTCCGGGGCCTGGGCCGTGATTACATCCTGGTTGTCGATGAAGAAGGCAGGCTGAAAGACGATCCGCTCCTGAACCCGTTCGCTTCCTGGCTGTACGGTTTTCAGAATCACGGCTGCCCGATCGTCGGCGTCGCCCTGGTGATGAAACTGGTACCATCACCAACCGGATTTGAATTCGGTTTTTTGGATGAGCAGGAAGCGGATCGCCTGTTGGCCTGGTTCCTGATCCAGCGCCCCGCCATGCTGGCGGACATCATGAGCAGCATATAAGGGGGGTGATTTTGTGGCGCTGATTCCCCTTTCTGAGTATGCGCGGAGGCATGGCCGCCGGCCGGACGTTGCCCGGCACATGGCAATCCGCGGAGGTTTTCAGACTGCGGAGAAGCTGGGCCGGGACTGGTTCGTGGACGAAACGGAAGCCTGGCCGGACCGGCGGGTGAAAACCGGAAAATATCGGGAAAAATACGCCAGGATTCGGGCGGAATACAAAGCGAAAAAGCAGGATCAAAAGTAACCATATCTCAGTCCCGGATCTTGCTTGCTACCGACTTGCTACCAAATTACTACCAAATTCCTAAATGTACCAAAGAGGGCAATTATCCACTGACAAGACCCTTAAAACACGATAAAATATAATCGTGGTGAGGGGAAAAGTCCCTGAGCCGACAGCATAAAATGATCAACTGGAGGTGCTGGAAAATGACGATGAAGGAACTGGAAAGGAAAGCCCTGGAGATCAAGGAGCTGGAGCGGATGAGGGACGAAATCGACGCGGAGATTGCCGCCGCCCAGGAAGAGATCAAGGCTGCCATGACGGCGAACGGTGTGGATTCGATGGTCGCCGGCGCTTTCAAGATTTCCTGGAAAGCCGTTTCTTCTTCCCGGCTGGACACCACGGCTCTGAAAAAGGCGCTGCCAGACGTGGCCGCCATGTTCACGAAGACCGTTTCTTGCCGCCGTTTCCTGATCAACTGATGGGAGGTCAATCATGAGCAGCACAAAGTCCCCCGCCGGATCGCGTCCGGCGGTCCGGTTTTCCCGGAGCGGTCCGTCTGGCAACATCTATGCTGTGCTCGGCGCGGCGACCGTTTGTTTGCAGGAGCACGGAGCCGAGACAGAAGCGGAGGAAATGCAGAAAAGAGTCTTTTCCTCCGGCTCCTATGAGGAAGCCTTGTCTGTCATTGGCGAGTATGTGTGTCTGGTGGAGGTTTGACCATGGAAAAATATTTGGTGATTTATCGTTACGACGACGAGCGTGTTCCCCGCCTGGAGACGATCCATGAGCTGATCAAGCGGTCCTTGGAAGAATGTCAGCTGGCCGGAATCCTCAGCGATTACGTCGTGTTCCGCCTGATCCCGGACAAGGATCCTGTCCGCCTGAAGGCGGTGGAGGACTTCGGCTGCGGCTGGATGAGCGTCACCCTGTACGACCGTTTCCACAACATGGTGGACACCGTAACGGTGGACCGTCCCTGATCTGCGAAATCAACACCCGGCTGAAAATAAAAAAAGGAGGAAAAGATCATGAGCGAACGCCTGGCGGTGATCCCGGAAACGCAGAAAAGCAAGGATAACTTTTATCCCACACCCTGGGCCGTGGCCCAGAAGATGCTGAATCGCGTCGATTGGAAGTACGTATCTTCCGTCCTGGAGCCGAGCGCCGGAAAAGGCGATCTGGCCCGGGAAGCTGCTTTCAAGCTCTATAAAAGCTACTGTGAATATAATAAACCCGAAACCTACGTCCCAAAGGTTGATTTGGATTGCATAGAGATTGATCCCAACCTGGCTGCCATCCTCCGGGACCGTGGTTTCAGAGTGGTTCATGATGATTTTTTCACCTACCGGACCAACAAGCGCTATGATCTGATCCTGATGAATCCGCCCTTTGAGGACGGAGCGCTGCACCTGATGAAAGCCCTGGACATGGTGGCGGACGGCGGCCAGGTGGTATGTCTGTTAAACGCCCAGACCATTCGGAATCCCTTTTCCTATGACCGGCAGCAGCTGATCAAAAAGCTGAACGAGCTGGGCGCTGACATCGAATATATTTCCGACGCCTTTACCGGAGCCGAGCGGAAAACGGATGTCGAAATTGCTATGATCTATGCGTTCATCCCCTACAAAGTGAACGATCAGGACAGCCTGATCATGGATCATTTCCGGCCCGCGCACAAGTACGCCGACCGGATGGATCAGTCGGAATACGACGCCCTGGCAAAAGGAAACTTCATCGACGCCATCATCGACCGGTACAATTATGAGGTAGATTGCGGCTTGCGCCTGATCCATGAGTGGAAAGTCCTTCGCCCGCTGATCCAGGACAACATCAAAGATAGCAAGTACGCCCAGCCGATCATCTATCTTGGTATCAGAAAGGGCGAGCTCACGGAAAACGAGTATGTGCGCCTCACCCGGAAAAAATATTGGAACGCCCTGTTTTCCGCCCCTCAGTTTATGGAGCAGCTGACGTCCGGCCTGCAGAAACAACTTTTCAACCGGATCGACGAGCTGGCCGATTACGAATTCAGCTCATACAATATTTATCAGCTGATGCAGGATATGAACAAGAAAGTCATCGGCGGGATCGAACAGACCATCATGGATCTGTTTGATGACTGGACCCGGAAATATCACTGGGACGAGAACGCTCAGAACCGTCATTATTTTGACGGATGGCGTACCAACGACGCCTTCGCCGTCAATAAGCGGGTCATCATTCCGTTTTACAATGCGTACAGCTCCTGGAGCGGAAAGCTGGAATTCGGATACGAGGCCGAGAGGAAACTTTCCGACATTGAGAAAGTCTTCAATTATTTGGACGGCGGCCTGACTGATGACGGCGTCCCCATGGCCCTTCTCCTGCAAAATGCCGTCCAGGAAAAGAACTGCCGCAAAATCCCCCTGAAATATTTCTACGCCACCTTCTACAAAAAAGGCACCTGCCATCTGGAGTTCCGAAATATGGATCTCCTGGCGAAATTCAACATCTTCGCTGCCCGCCATAAAAACTGGCTGCCTCCGGCCTTCGGACGCAAGCATTACAAAGACCTGGACCGGGAGGAAAAGGCCGTTGTCGATTCCTTCATGGGGGATGAAAAATCTTACGAGAAAATCGTCGATCATCCGGATTATTTTCTGGCCGATGCCAGCGAAATGCTGATGCTCCCGGGAGCCTGATCCCGACAACAGGCTGACAACACGTTTGACAACTATTTGACAACTTTATCCGTCAAAAAGTGTTTCAAAATGTGCCTATCCTCCATCTTCTGATTCCCCGCCAAAAATGCAAAACCCCTTGAAATCACTGGGATTTCAGGGGGCTTTTCTTGGTACGCCCGATGCGATTCGAACGCACGACCTTCAGAGTCGGAGAGAGTTCCTATATGGTTATTTTACCACTGATAGCACAGGGGTTTTTGATTCGCACTCCTGAGTTTGACAACTATTTTGACAACTGGAGATCATTTTTTCCACCTGATCGGCGGATTTTTTAGTGCGCTCCGGGGAGATGTGGTCATAGATTTTGAGGATCATTTTTTCGTCCGAATGGCCCATCCACACCATTGCCTGTTTCATGTCAACTCCGGCCTCCCGGAGCATGGTACAATAGGAGTGGCGGAGGTCGTGCGGGCGAACGTCGAACGTTTTCCAGGGCGGGAGATCGATCTCGGCGGCTTCGGCTTCCTTGCCTTCGCGCCGGAGTTTTTCAGCTTCGGCGATTCGGCGCTTGTGTTCCCTGGTTTTTCCATACCAGCGCTTTTGTTTCACGTGATTGATTCGGCACTCAATTTGATTGATATAAGAATTCCAGGCCGAATCAAAAGCGGATTCTGACATGAGCGTTCCGGCGGCGGAGGGCGCCAGGAGGCCGTGGCAATCTTTCAGTTCCTTCTGGAGGGTGGAAAAGAGCACGACGGTTCTCTTCCCCGCTTCGGTTTTGGGATCCGTCAGGATGGGCTGATTGCTGTCGAAACGGACGGCGTAATTGACGGTCAGGGTATTTTCTTTCAGATCCACGTCCCGATCCAGGTCAACGGCCAGCACCTCCCCGCGTCTAAGGCCTGCGTATAACATCACCAGCACGGCCTTCTGAAACGGGTGGTTTGATTCCAGGATCAGCTGACGCTCTTCGGAAGTGATCGCCCGGTGTGACCCCTCTTCGCCTTTGTCCGGCTGCGCCTTTTTTGAGCGGAAAGGATTTTTGAGACAGAGGCCGTTTTCGATGGCGGTATCGAACAGGTCGATGAAAAGCATTTTAGCCCGTTTGATCGTGCTGTATGAGTAACCGGAGTATTGCGTTGTATACACGCTCTTCGCGTCGTCCACGGTGACCAGGCGAAGCGGGATATCGCCGATGGCGCGGATCAGGGCGTTGATCTGGTTGGCGTAATCGTTATAGGTTTTGTCGATCACGCCGCTTTTGTGGAGCGGGAGCCATTTCGCGGCGTATTTCCGGACGGTGGTCCATTGACCCTCTTCCAGCAGGCCGGCGTCCCGGTCCTTCTTCCATTGCTCATACTTTTGGAGGGCTTCCTTTTCATTTTTTCCGTAAAAATATTTTCCTTCCCGGTGGACCGGAATACGTCCGTCCGCCCTGGGTTTCAATTTTTGGCGTGGCAAACACAGCCCTCCTTTTTTGAGGCATTTCCTACATTATAGATGGCGTAGAAAAAAGTTATCTGTTCGTCAGGGTGAAATATTCCTGTTCGCTGATCACGACTGCCGCGGCTGCCCCGGGAACGGTAACGCGAAAGGGCTCTTCACCGATTGCGACCTGGGCGATCAGTTCCTGAGCGTTTTCTGTAAATTCATCTAAGGTGTATTGATTCATAGCGTTTTCCTCATATTCTTCCGAAGCCTGTATCTATGATACAGGTCTTTTTATTGCATTTGGTTCTGAGGTCTGATATAATCAATTTGCTGTTTATGGCTGGGCTTATGCCCAGAGGCTTGCCCGTTGGAATCAAACAACGGGAGGTGATGCGTATGACGAACCTTGAACTATTCATGGCTCTGATTACCGTTGCCGGTCTTGTGTTGACGATCTACTTCGGTATGAAACGTTGATATAAGAAAAGCCCCTGAGCAGGAGGCAACTGCTCAAGGGCTTCTCTCACTGGTTAAACATACCAACGGGAATGTCTTGTGTCAGTGCCATTATACAGTATTGAGCGGTTTCGTGTCAAGGCACGGGGCCGCTCTTTTTTTATAGAGCAATCAATCGGTAAGCTGTTTTGTCTTCTTTTGCTCACGCTCAATCTGTTTTATGCTTTTGCCTGGGGTGGGTAAATCTTCCGGCATGGTTCCACCCAATTCCTTGATGGTCTGCCGCACTTTCTGGCCGACCTCAAAATGTGTCTGATTCGCTTTTGCCTTTCCGCGTATATTTTCCCGCCGAAGTTTTTCATCTGTCTGTGTGGCGCGGAAAAGGTTGGCGGCGAGCTCCGTGCTGCCCATGTGATCCAGGATGTTCTGGTTTTTCTTTAATCCTTTACGAGCATGGATTTCTTTTGCGCCAAGCCCGCCGTAAAGGCCCTGATACCCCTTGTTTTGAAAAATGGCATAGTCCCTTGGATCAGTCACACCGGCCATCTGAGCAGCTTCGGCGAGGGATTTATTATGCTCAATCATTTCATGACGGATGGCGAGCCGTTTTTGATCTTCCGACAACTGATCATAATGATCAATCAGTTCCTGTTGCCGGGTCTTTACCGCAAAATATGTCTGTCCGACAGCAATCACTTCTTTGCGCGGGTCGCCGTTCATGACAATCAGATAGCAGGCATAGCGGGAAAGCTGGTAATCATTTACTTCACGAATAGCTCCGGACCCGATGTCAACCATTTTGCCAACGTCGGCAAAATGCTCAGAAACCTTGATTCCGCTGTTTTCACATGCTTCCTTGGCCCTTATAATTGTTTCTTCAAAACGGCGCCATTGTGAATACTCCAGCACAAACTGTAATTCTCTGGCCAGCCAATATTCCTGGCCGAATTCATTGACGTGTTTGATGTTTTCAAACGTATCTTCGGAATAGCGTATTACAGAGTGCATATACGACCTCCTTCCTTTTCCATGTTCATTCCTCACTTTCTCAAATTCCGGCGGATTTCCACCACGACGCCCAGGATCCGGACGGGGAGGTCCTGAATTTCCTTGGCGTTAAAAAAACGGGGTTCGTATTTGGAATTCAGGGGCTGGAGCGTGAGGCCGTTTTCCTGGAGGCGCACGCGCTTGAAGGTCGCGTCGTAGCCGTTGACCATTACGACGCAATCGTCCCCGCTGCTGCAATCCACCTGCTGCTGCACGATGATGGTATCACCGGACCTGTATTCCGGCTCCATGCTGTCCCCCTTGATTTTGAGGCCAAAATATTTTTTCCCCGGGGCCGTGTCCTCGACGGCCAGGTCTTCCCAGTCTATGATGTCCTCGATCGCTTCAAACGGGATGCCGGCGGGGATGCTGCCCAGGACCGGGATAGAAATGTATTCCTTCTGTCCTGGTTTAACTGACTTTTGCGGGACCTGATCTGGCTTTTGGATTTCAGGGGCGCGATCATACAGCAAATCTGCCGATACTCCAAAAAAATCAGCAATAATTGGAATAAGATCAAGATCAGGACGCCGTTTTCCATTCTCCCAGCTTGCAATAGTAGATTGAGAAACGTTCAAGCGTTCTGCAAGCTCCATTTGTGTAAGCCTTTTTTCTTTTCGCAATTTTTTTATAATATCGCTCATCATGCAATATCACCTCACGTAATATAAT